CTACTTCTGTGACGTACACTTTCTGACCGGAAGCGTTGTCGTAGTTGCGTGTCTGGATCCGGCCATCCACCGCAAGCAGCGCTCCCTTTTTTGCATAGTTGCAAATGTAGTCAGCGGATTGCCGCCAAGCCTGGCAGCTGATCCAGTCCGTGACAGCCTCGTCCTGCCCCTTGAGTTTTGGACGATCCACAGCCAGCTGGAAGCCGCAGACGGACAACCCAGACTGCGTCTTGCGCAGCTCAGGATCCCGAGCCAGCCGGCCGGTTAAGATTACTCGGTTAATCATGATCGTTTACCCTCCCACGGGATCATCCCGATCACTTCTATCTCTGTTTCTTGTAGTTTCAGCGCTCCGCTTACGAGTCGCAAGCCCTCCACAGCATTACTGCACATGATGTAAGACGGCGCCAAGTGTGGATAACGGCGCAGACGATAAACCATCAGCACGCTTCCAGCTCCTTCAGCACTCGCTCGAGCCGATAACGTCCATTATTGGTTAGCTGCGTTTGCCAGGCGTTCGCCCGTGGCGACCAGCGGAAACCATTCTTTTTTAGGATGTCGCGGATTTCTGCCGAAGGTTTATCTTCAAATAGCAGTTTGATCCGCATTGCTTCGGGGTCTTCGACAACCGAAAATCCGTCATACTCTTTCGTGTCAGCAGGCCGGGCTTTCACTTCCTCCAGATTCTTGATTCGCTCTTTCACACGCCGGATTTCCGCGTTGTTGTTGGATAAAGCCCAACTTTCAAACGGCTTCGGGTCTGCGCGCCAATTGATGTCCAAAGATATTTTCAGTTTTTCCAGCTCTTCTAAAGGTAAATTAGGGCAACCGTCCAGCGTTTTATACTTGCGATAAAAGGCATTGACTGCCTTCATGGTTTCCTGCGCCTGCTCAAGATTCGCCAGCTTGTTTTTCAGCTTTTCTATAGCTTCCGGATCACCGGCGGTTATGACTTCCTTACCATTTAGCAGATTTCTGATTTTATCTTCGATCGCTTTGCACATTTTATACTTCTCTTGGTTTCGATCCCACGCCTGATTCTGCTTTTCTTTTTTTCTCATCGGAAATTTAGCCGGTCCAGCGATCATCACCGACGGACACATCTGATCAATCCGAAAATTGGTATTGTAGTAGTCAGCCAGTAATTTAGCATACTGATCAGCTAATTTCTCCGCTTTCTCAGCGGCGTCTGGCCGTCTATCAGCCACTTTCTCAGCCAGCTGGTATATTTGTTCTGCTTCCTGTCGATAAGCTGATGTCGCACTTCCTTCGCGGTAGTCATCAAAGGACATCATTTCCTTTGATCGCCGGGCTGCAGCTTCGTTAATTTCGTAGTATTTTCTTTCCATCTCTACTTCTCCTGTTCTTTTAATTTGCGGCGGATTTCTTCAAATTCTTCGCGGTCGAAATCGGTTTCATCTGTGACTTCCGGATCCGATCCAGCTTTCATCTGTTGGTAGTAATCAGGCAGCACGTCCTGTCGTCGCGATGTAAAAGGGCTTTTCTGCTTGATGGGAAAGAATCCTTTCCAGCTTCGCTCGATGGACTGATTGACAATTTTAATTTTTGTCTGATCATCCTGTGCCAGTTTATCCAGTTTTGATAAAGCAAGCTCCAACGCCCTGACGGTAAAGCCCTTCATGGCTTTCCTCATTCCGACAAAATCGTCAAGGGCTTTTCTGAGATCGAGATCAGGCGTGTATTCATCGACAAGCGACCTATATGTTTTTTTATTTACTTCTTTACTTCTTTCTTTCTTTAATTCTTCTATTGTTGTCGTTTGCCTGTCACTTGCCTGACACATGCCTGACACATTGCCTGACATCTTGTCTGTCATCTGTATGACTTTTTGTATGTCGTTTTGGCTGTCATTCTGGCTGTCACTATCTTGGTATTGTTCATAATTTAATACCGTTATTATGCGGAATTTTGAATATGTTGTGACTGCTATCGTGCCTGACGTTTTGAGGTGCTCAATGGCTGTCCTTATTTGGCGTTCCGTAAGACGCAGTTCTTGACTTAATTTAGGCAGACTTGTGACCAAATTTCCGCGCGGAATTTTAACCCCCTTAAACACTCCATCCTTCCAATTTGCATTTAACAAACAATGTAAAAATAAGCGGAACGTATTTGCGTCACTATAACAATCCCAATCTAAAATTCTTCGGTGCAATTTAATATAACCGTCATACATAAGAGCACCTCCTTTACAAAATACCCCCGCTTTTTCGACACACAAAGCAAGGCTTTCCGAACTGTTTCTGAACCCTTTGTTTAAACAAATTGGGGTTGGCGTGACGGTCAGATAAGTGCATCAAAAATATGCCTTTGCAGTTGCTGAGATCCAGTTTTTTGAGCTGATCGCAGGTATGCTTAATCGACATGTGGCTGTTTAAAATGCGCTCATAACGTTTGATATCGACCTCGTTATGCTGCTCTTTGGCAGCCTCGTAAGCAAAGTGGATCACCTGACCGTCATAGTTGGACTCAATAAATACATAATCAAACTGCTGCTGTGAAAGATCCTCCGCAAAGTATTTGCAATCATTGACAAACAGGATCATCTCCATATCAGTGTAAATCACAAAACCCAGGCTATCCTCTGCGTCATGCTCAACGACAAACGGGTAAACTCTGGTTTCCGCAGCGACGGTCTTAATCCGGCCGGCCTCCAGCAGTGTGCTCTGGTCCTCTCCAACGATCAACCGGTTGCCATACACACGCTTCCCGCGGCGTTGCAGATCGCCGGAAGCAGCGCAGTGGTCCTTGTGGTTATGCGTGATTAAAACAGCGTCTACGGGCCGTAAGTCGAGCCCCTCAGAGGTCATACGGCGCAGAAGCTCAGCATAGGGAAGGCCAGCCTCCAGTAGCAGCACTACCGGAGGCAAGTCTTTACGATTTAATGTAATATGATAACAGTTGCCAGCGGATGAGCTGGCCAAACAACGGAATTCCATGGTCAGAACGGGTCAGCCGACACAGCGACCTTCTCGGCTTCATTAAGCTTGATTTCCGGGGCCTTTTGTACGCTCTCGACCTGTTGAGGAATCGCCGGGATATCGTCTTGTACTGGGCGGCTTCCTGCCTGCTCAGCGACTTCTGCGTCAACTGCTCCTTCTTTATCAATTCGATCGTCACGATACTGATCGTAGTCTTCAAACGTAGATTCATACGCCTTGGCCATGAAAGCATCACTGAAATCCTTCGGGATCTTCTTGATCGCGTTATTTCTCATTTTGCGTAAAATCATCGCTTCGCGGGAGTGCGGTGCCCGCCAGGCTGGCGACATGATTTTTAATGCGTCCGGGTCCTCAAAGATCTGATCCAGCGTCATGTCTTTCAACCGGTCAATAATTTCAACCTTTTTCGCTTCCGTGTAATCTTTTGACTTGAGCAGATTATTGCTGATATGCGCCTGCAGGTTGACCTTAACCTCATCACGCTCAGAAATGTGGTACTGGATTTGATCATCCTCATATCGGATCGGATAGACCACTCGCACAACCTTGCCGGTCATGCTTTTAGGCGTCCATGATGGCGGATCCAAGTTAATGCCCTTAAAGGCTGGATAGGTAAACTCATCACCTTCGCGGACTTCCCAGATCGGATAGACCTGTTTCACTCCTGCCCCATATTTGCGCAGAATTTTGTCGTTACCATCGCCCTCAATTCCAAATTCAAATTCTTTTGACCAACCGTTCGCTGTCTTAACATTCCGCGTGATGACATAGCATTCCCGCGGCGAAGCTGCAGCATTAAGATTGAGCATGGCTGCCGTCTGCAAAATCGACGTGATGTTGGTCTGATTGATCTGTTTGATATCAAGCCCTTCTTTATCGAGCAGCTCTTTCATCTTCGTCAACAAATTTGCGACACACAGCTTCTGATACTCCGAATACTGGATATTAAGCTTTAGTCCAGCTTCTACAACCATTTCCGTATAGGCAGTCTGTGTCTTTGCCAGTGCTGACTGGAAAGGCTGAGAGCTTGTGCTCTGAGCCTTTACTGGTGCATTCTTCTTTTCTTCTGCCATTTTATTACCCCACAATTACCTTTCCATCTTCAATCTCGGCATATAAATAATCTATTAAATATTTTTTAATTTCACATTGACAGGACGCTTTCCACGCTCCTCCATCCGCATCAAATAAAGCAACATTCATATTTTTATCTATACGGAATAGGAACATTTGTTCTGGTTGCACCACTTCGTAAAATGTCCGGAAAGGTATCAATTTTACCAGAGGTGGAACGGCAATTGTGCCTTTTACAGAAACTCCCTGCGTCACTGCGACTCTCTGTCCCATTCCATCATCAGTCATCTCAATCTTATTTTCTGAAGAAATACGGCTGATCAACTGGATGAGATTGTTCCGGTTTTCAGACTCTGCAAAATTGGTTTGTAGCATGATAATCATAGCCTCAACGGACATATACTGATTAAACTCAATATTGGGAGCCTGGGCTGTCGACCGGAAGATGTGCTCACGATCTTTGTAACGATCGTATGAGGAGTAAACATTGACTTCACGTTCTTTTACAAGAACACGCAATGGAAGATTGTGGTCATCGAGCTCTGTTTTAATATTTTCAATCAGCATTTCGAGATTGCAGAA